CCGTCATTCATGTCAGCCAAGTCAGCCATAATCTCACGAATGGCGTTGTTAATGCCGCTAGGCAGGCAGCCCTCCGCTATGTCAACCGACTGAATGTCCGTGTTTGACGCGGCTGTTTTGCTGTAATCTGTAATACTGTTCTTTGCCATGATTTATTTTCCTGAATACTATTCTGATGGATCTAAAACTTCCATCGCCGCAACACCAACTTTAGAGCCAGATTCAGCGCCTGCGCCGGTTCCCGCAAGACGAAGAGTGTTTGCTATTTTGTTCGCAGCACTTAAAGCCGCAGCATACGCGCCTTTATCAGTAAGCGCACGTTCAATAACGTCTGGGTTCTCCTCAAGCAACAACTCAACAACCCTCCGGCTCTGTTTATCGGAAAACTTTCCACCCAAGTCCCTAGCCAATCGACGTAACAGTCTAGCGGCAGCCATTGGGTTGTTGTACCTAACCGCCTCGGCCACGTCAGTCACGACCCCGCCCATCATTCCGCGAGTCTGCTGCCTAGATGTGCGCTCCTGAGTCCGAGACTGACCAAGCTCTCCGGCAGTGAGTTGTGATCTTTTGGCCCTGTCAAGCATATCAATCACTTCGTCATATGAGTCCTCTGGGAATATAGTTCTAAATATCTGAGCTTCTTTTCGATCCATATTTGTAAGCAAGTTTGGAAGCGAAACACCTGATCCTTGACCGCTTTTGCGACGTATGGCATCGGCAAGACCGGCGCGAAATGCAGCCAGAGCGTCATCCCCCGCCGCCGAGATGTCTTCAAAGGCAATCTCAACTTCATCGGCAGATTTTCCAAACACTTTTCGACCAGTATCAAAGTGCTGGGCATTTTTCTCAATCTGAGACCATACTGCGCGGGTCTGAGCTAACTCAGGAGACGCATCGTCAATCAATCCGCGCAACATCTTCTCGGTTGCGTCGTATTTATCGCCAGCCAATGGCATGTCACCTTTGTAGAAAGACCTAGACTTGTTGGCGATTGCTCGACGGATAGACTCGGCCTCACGCAGGGTCGGAACTCTGTTTAGTTTTATCAAGCCCTTAGCGCCCACAGTAAACAGGTCTCCCTTCATTACTTTCTTCAGTTCAGTGAGAGCCTCTGGCGCGTCATTTAAGGCCCTTTGAACGGAAGCCCTAACGGGAGCTTTTAGTTTTGGCGCAGCCTCAAATGCTTCGTCATAAGCCTTGCTTGCGTTTTTCTTAGCGACGGCAACACCCTCACTTATGTTTGCGAGAACATTTTCGTCGGTGTTTCCAGAGAGTATCTGCTGCGTTCTACTCAAAGCTCCGGTGCGAGCCTGAACAGCCCTCTCGCGCATCCTAGCTCTCTGAGGGTCGCTAATATATTGTGCATACGCGCCAAGCTCCCTACGCAGATTCTCGCTTACGTCAGCAGGTATCATGCCCCGCCGCGCACCATCAATAATCTCCTCAACGCTTGTTCCACTTGTTCTGGCAAGCTCTTGAATCTCCGCCTCAACCGCACGAGATGCTCTCTCGCCCCCTGTTCGACGCACACGGTCAACAAGACCACCCAACAGACCAGCGGCCTCTCTAACTACAGTCCCGCCGACAGCGCCGCCGATGCCGCCAGCCATCGCACCGAGAGGCGCATCTTGCAATCTTTCAAAGCCTTCACGCTCACTCGCGCCGGTTCCATAAACCGCACCCTCAGCAGCACCCAAAGCCCCCATTCGAGCAGCGGCAGCGCCACGACCCATCGTCGCCGGAATGGAAAGCCCACCAGTCAACAGGCCGAGGCCAAGGCTTGGGAGAACAGCCCCGCCTAATTCAGTCGCCAATGAGCGATATGGGTATGCCTGTCTCGCGGCAGCAATTTCTCGGCGGATTCTATCACGCTCTGCCTCATAATCACCCCTCATTCCGCCTAGGGTTTTAGCAAAAGCCTCAATCTCTTCTCCATAGCCCAACAGCCCGCCCTGCAAGCCAATACGGACGGTCTGCGGGTCTACAGTCCTCTCCGTCGGGGCTGGGGGCGGGGTCGCTGCGCTTGGTTTACTTATGATTCTTGGGGCCATTATTCATTTATTCCCTTGCTTCCATCGGGGAGAACAAAGTATGTGTTTTTGGGTAGCAGTGCAGCTTGCTGCATATTGGAGACGGGAGCAGGGATCCTCTCCGTGCCTAAATATCTCTGGCTCAGGCCGTTTACGACCTTTTTCGGATCAACGCCGTAATTGGAACTTAGCGTTCTATATCGATCTTCCAGTTCTGATTGAGTTCTCTGTAGTGAGGCGAACTGATTTGAGGCCGCATTAACAAAGTATTCTCTCATTTTCGGTGTCAGGCGCTGACCATCGATAACATTTTGTATATATGCCTTCGCGGTATCTGGTGCGCCGCCAGTGTCTTGCGCCAAGTCAAACTCACTTTCACGAACCACGGAGGTCGGGTCAATGGTTTTCATGAAGCCAAAGATGAGGGCGATGTCATCAGCGCCAGACGGATCCGTAGCAGTTCCGGCAGCCAAAACCTTTTCATAGCCAATAGCAGATTCTCTGTAGTTCTTGGATAGCTGGTCAAACTCACTCCGGAGATCTTTTTCTTTTCCAAACTCAACCTTAGACACTTCCCGCTCTTCCTTTGCGGCGGCACGGGTTTCTGCCTCTGTTTCTTGACGGGCTTGACGCTCAAGGAGGCCGCGCTTAAACCTACGCTCCTCCTCCTGCTGTGCAGCAACATTGCCAGCCAACAAGCCCTGAGCCAAGCTAGAGCCAAGAGAAATAGGTGTGCGGCTTGGGCCTTGCAGCAGAGAGGCACCCAAAGCAGACAGACGAGCGCTTGCACTGGGGTCAGAAAAGAAACGATCAGATGTCCTTGCGAGGCTAGACCCTACACCGCCAATGCCACTTGATATTCCACCACCAATACGGCCCAGCAAGCTCTGGGGCTGTTGTGGGGTAACTGGAGGGGCTGGTTGCATACGCTGCTGAAGCTGCAATGCCATCGGAGACGGTGCTGGCATACGCACGGGCTGCCCCATCAAAGACTGGCCTCGAAGTGGGTTAACGCCGCCAACCATATTCATTGGCTGACGAGGCGAAAGAAGACCACGGGGATTGTAGGGATTAGCCATTGTTATATCCTATTCATAACTACCCAGCGCACCGCCAAGAATACCATAGCCGATACGCTCGCTTGAGCTAAGGTTTTCTGAGCCAAGAGCGCCAAGCAGTGAGGCAGCACCGCCCAAGAACTGTTGACCGCGACTTGGTTCGTAAAGCGGTGTAACTTGCGTTGAAACCTGACCCATCGGGAATCCAGAAATAATGTTTTGATAACGAGCCAACTCCTCCATCGGAGATGTCTGCTCATACTGATAGCGCTGGATAGCCTCTTGGATGCCACGTTGCTCTTGGGCTTCACGAGCAGCACCGACCTGTTGCAGGCGAGCAATGTCAGAATAGTCAGCAGCAGCCATAGCTGGGGCCATCTGTGCAGCTTGCAGGCCAAGACCGCGCTGCGTAGCAAAGTCACGATAGGCGACATCAGCAGCTACATCACCCAATGCACGGGCTGTAACGTCAGCAGCAGCACCAGAACCCAAGCGACCACGTTGAGCCAGTTGGCTCTGCACACGGGCTTGTACGGGGTCTAGCGCACGTTGGATAGCACCAGTAAGCAAACCAGACTGTGCAGGCGGTACATACTGACCCTCCGCTCCAGTGCTGCCAAGAAACGAACCAACAGTCGATTGCGCTTGTTGTGTCAGTGGGCTACCAGCTACAGCGCGTTGCTCCTGTGCGCGCAGCGCCTGTTCTGTCTGTGGTGCAAAACCAGCGTAAGTCTGCCCTTGATAAAACTGCGGAGCGCCTTGTTGATACTGGCGCAATGCCTCAGACATACCATACTGCAAGAAGGGTTGACCAAACTCGCCACCAAATTCTGTCTGGGTTACTGTTTCTGTAGTTCCGTCTGCCATTTTATTTACCTCTGGCCTTAATTTATACGGTTATCCACCGTTTGTAAACGCTATCCTAGAACAGCATAATGAAAAAGAATATCACTCGTATTTGAGTTACTGCGATGTGTAAGTGTAAAGGTTTGCTTGCCTACGCTGCTAAGATAGAGATGAGATAGCTCTTGGGCTGCGTTAGATGACTTGGGTGTCCAAAGAATCACGCTGTTAGGATTTACACGCAAATCACTAACCGTTGTTGTCGTAGAGCTTGCAGTCAACTGAAACGCACCAGTAGAGTTTATCTTACCCTCTACAAGGTTGTTGACCACCTCCGCGACCTCACGAGGCGTACCACCCATATTCGGAAGTCTGCGGTATTGGTTAGCCATTACCTGCGTCCTATCGTGTTGGCATCAACGTCAATGCCCTGCGCCTTCTTCCACTCACCGCTCAAGTTCAAACGCACCCGATGGTAGCGTCCGTTAGAGCGTACGGGGCAGAAGTTGTCATTGTTTAGGGTAGATGCGCTGCCAAACGTAAATGTATCAATCTGACGATTGCGCGATGCAACCTGTGCCGTCACTGTGCCAGTAGAGTTTTCACGCAAGGTAACATATGGAATGACATTGTTTAGCAGCGAGTGAGAGCCTGTGCGAACCTCAAACTCAGCAGTCTCTACTGTTGCGCTCAATGTACTTCCTGTGAAGGTTTGGATTTTTTTGTCTTTAGAAGCGGCAAATAGAAACTCGCCGCCGCGATAGACAGCACCATCGAGAGAAGCAGGTAGAACGTCAAGATTACCAAAAGCAGCATCAAGAGCTTCAAGAGTGTAGCCAGCGGTATAAATAGGTGCAACCATATCCACAGCAACAGACGCGGTACTCCACTTATCAAGCGCATAGTTATAGATAATAAGTTTGTCAGGTGAACCATTCGTAGCCGCCGTACTTGCATAAGACCAAACAATAATCTGGCGGAGCGGGTCAGCAGAGGCTGTCATATTCTTAGCATATGCACCGTCCCAGTCTTCCAAGAAGAAACGGTTTACCTTTTCTGCACCGATGGCGCGAGAACGCTCACCATCAAACATATAGAAGCCGTCATCAGCCAGATAGAAGACACTGTGACCAACATTACAAACGCTGCCAGCAACCTTACAACCACGCACCGTTTCCACCTTATCGAACTGGAATATCAGTGGCGCACCGATGTAGCTACCGCGTACAATGCCCTTCTCCATAAGAATAGTGGCATATTCACCGCCGACAAGTCCAGTCACATCACCCATATCTTGGATGTCTTGGAAGTCAGCTTGGGTTGTAGGAGACACAGCCCAGCTTGTGTAATCACCCAGCGCAGACCAGCGTACACGATAGGGCTTGTTGCCGTCTGTTGAGTCATGCGTAAAGCCGGTCATTACAAAGTCACGCACAACAGCAAGATACTTGGCCTTTGGCGCATCAGCAGAAAGGTCAGCAAATAACCCAGCGCCAGCAGCAGTAGCTGTTTGAATGGGGTCGGCAAAGTTTGTGCTAATCACAGCTTCGCCAAACTGAACAAAGCGAGGGCGGTCTTCTGCGCCAGTGCTGTAATTTCCAGACTTGCTAACATTATCAAGCGAACCATCAGTCGTATCAAACTTGTAAATCTTTGTGCGATCAGCAGCATACAGACCAACATTGCCATCATCATCAGCAGCAGCAAACATACCGACAATCACCTCATCAGCGACGCCACTAATAGGAGAAATGCTTTGCATACTCTCATAGCCAGCAGCCGCAGGAATGACGTTGTTGGCTACTGTAACACCCGCATTACCAAAATCTGATTGGTCAGGTAAAAATTCCCCAAAGCTAATCATTGCGAACTCCAGCTTTCATTTCCAGCAGACACGTTTGTCCAAGTCTCAGAACCGGCAGTAATCGGTGTCCAGCTTTCACCTCCGGCAGGCACCTCAGTCCAGCTTTCACCTTCATCTGCTACCTCAGACCATACCTCACCTTCCGGCGCAATAATACCCCACAATTCGCCTAGTTTTTCAGCCTCTACGGCTACTGTGGCGATGGGCTGCGGGTTAGCAGTCCCTAATACCTCAAAGTTAGCGGTAACATCTGGGATGGTGGCAAAGGCTTGCAGGCTGGCTGTAGCGGTTGCAAGTAGGCCACCTTCTGCATTGACTGACGCAGAAGTAGATGCAGAGCTATCACCAACCCGCACACGGATCCCAGCAGAACTAACACTTGCAGAAGAAGAGATAGAGGACGCGCCAAGCTGGATGCGAATACCGTCAGCAGATACGGAGACATTTGCAGACAGTGAAGATGCACCAATGACAACCCTAATAGCTTCTGCTGTTGCTGTAGCAGTCGCAGATGGTTGAGCGGCACCAACAACAATACGCACACCCTCTGCTGACATTGTAGACGGCCCAGCAAGTGCAGACGCACCAAACTGGATACGAATACCATCAGCAGCAACAGTGCTGGTAACATTTATGTTACTCGCGCCAAGCCGTATGCGTACGCCTTCAGAAGTTACGGTAGATGCTGTAGATGCTGCGGCAGCACCCTCAAAAATACCAAAGCCAACAGCGGCTACAGATGCAGATGTGGATGGGGTGGATTCACCCTCACGCAGAGCGGCAGTCAGCCAGATAGAACTATCTAGCGAATAGGGGAGACTGTCTAAGTCGCCCCAGTTATCTAACTGCTCAAGTGTTGGCCCTACGATGTCAGCCATGACTAGGCCGCCGTAATGTCAACGCCTGAAGCTGCTACCTTAAAGATGTCACCATCATTGATTGTCTTAGAAGCCGTCAATGCTGCGTGGAACAGCAGGTTGCCAGAGGACGAAGCATCGTAAATACCGATGTGCGTAATCGTACCCCAGTTACCGCCAGAGGCAGCAGGGAACTCAACAGCACCGCTATTAGAGGCAGTGCCGGATGACGACGCACCAAACGCCATAGCCTGACGCGCGTAGCCGTTGCCGCTTACTTCAGCGCCGGTGCCAGCATCAGTCGGGTCAGCAGTGTGCAGCCCAATATAAACAGCGGCAGGAGCAGAGGTGCTGCTTGTGCCTAAGAAGTGGTCAAGGAAGGCATCTTCCAAGTAATCGCTCATTGCGCTCATGTCTATTCTCCGTAATCAGATTTCATTTGAAGAGCAGAGCCAGCAAACTGACCCTCAGCTTCTTCACGTTTAATCTCTGTAATTGCGCGTGTAAACAACTGCTCATACAAAGCAGTTTTCTGGTCATCCATCAAATATACACCAGCAGCGCCCAAAGAGCCATATAGATATGCGTCAGGATGACGAGTTAAGATTGTATTGCTAGTGTTACTGTCAGACAGCCCATCAACACCCTCACCGTAAATAAGCTCTGCCGTGTAGGCGCTATCAGGTGTAGGTGCAAACTTAATTTCGCTACCAAAGATTGTGTAGGCGCGAGGCTTGCCTGTTGCATTAGATGTGTAGTGGCTGTCAAGCGCCATAGGTGTGTAATACTCAAGCACCTCAGTCGGTGTTGTGTTTAGCTTGACGGAGCGAATGGAACGCATATCAGTCGGCAGAGAAACAAATGCGTCACCGGCAGAAAGGGTTGCATTGGCTCGTTTTGTTTGGGAGCGTGTACCAAGTTCGCGGCTCATACGCGCCTCTGCAAGAGAGATAAACTCAGGGATACGGTCAGTCAAATCATCACGAGCTAAGAAGTTCGCAATCGCCGTTTTAAGTTCTGCGTAAGTTCCGATTGCCATTATACTCTACCGCCACTTGTTCTAAAGAACCTGTTGTCATAGTCATTGAGCCATTTCTTCCAGCCTTTAGGGTTGTCTTTGGGCTGTCCTAGCTCTTGAATTAGCTGATGATACAATGCTGTGGGTATTTCCGCAACCTTCTGTTGGTGCCGTTGCGTATTTCCTTGCAGGCTGCCGGATCGGTATCCATTGCGTTCATCGCGGTTATTAGCAAGAAGAGCGTCAACATTCTGACTGCTCTCAAAAATCATTTTACCGTCTTCATCAAAATGCGCCCACGTTTCTTTCCCCGTGACCGCATCTTTTTGTAAAAGTCTCTTCTTCATCTTTCTCCCCTAAAGTGAACGGGGGTAGCCGAAGCTACCCCCTCAACACT